ACAGTTATAGTAGAAAACCTAAGAGTTGTTCTTGAGCGCTATGCAAAAGATAAGAAACCTTGGGATAACTTTGCTAGTGTTGTTAGAGCGGAAAATCGTTTTTCTGTTCAAAACGTTTCAAGGCTATTAGATACTCGTTCCCGTAAGCGTTCTGAGATGTTTGTTAGCTATTTGGCTAAAGACACCCCTCAAGTTAACATTATGAACAAGTACTATACTTTTGATGACTTGCAGAAGAACCAGCTAAAAGATCAAAGATTCATTGATGCTTGGAGAAGGACTGAAGGTAAGAAGTTAGCTAGGAAGCTTTTCCTTTCTGGCAGAGCGCCCATGCGTTTGTACTTTAATAAGTTTACTGACAAATACCCTTCAGCAGAAAAGCTCAAGAAACAGTTTCTAAAGGCAAATCCAAAACTAGATAAGGCCTACAAACTCTATAAAAAAGTAACTAACAAGGAACCTTCCGACAGCTGGTTTACAAAAACCATGGCGAGTGGTCGGGAAAATGTTAGGCAAATACTTGATTTAGAATTCCTTATTGCGAAGAAGAAGCCTACAGACACCATCTTCAATGAAGCAGCAATAAACAGTCTTACTAAGATTTCTAAGCTAATCGCCTCTGGTCAGTCTACTGACTATGATGCGCTAGCTATTAACATTGGTAAACAGTTTTCTAAAGACTTTGTAGATATAATTCCTTTTACAAAACACACTGTAAAGGACTTCCACAGAGAAGGTTCTGCAATTCTTGACTTTTTTAAGTCTCAAGGCTATATCAAAGTTAACCTAAGAGGTACAACTCGAAGAGGTGTAATAGACGTTGAAACAGGACGGGCTTCTGGGGGTTTTTCAGACGTTATTTCTAGGGAAGTTATTGTAGTAAACAAAGAACTGATAAAGCTACAAGAAGCTGAACGTAGGGTGACCATTTCTAGACGGCTCGGAGTTACTTCAGGCAGAGACCAGCTTTATGTAAAAGCAGGTAAGAAGACCTACGTTGATGCTCGTGGTAATGACACTGGTGTTCCCATAATCTCTAGAGACAAGTTTGCTGACTACGACGAAAAGCAGATTGATAGAGATATGGCAAAGATGCTTAATCATGTCATGGATGTTGAGTATGGTGTAGACAACGAATTCTTTGGGTTTATGGATGATATTGTTAGATTTAGAGACCCCCGTGGTAACTCAAAGTATTATGATAGCATAAATGAACTTCGTCATGAAATCCTTGCACGAGGTGAACAAGGGTATGGGCTTATGTCCACAGCCAAGTATCATGCTCAACGAGGTAAGAACTTCAAGACTCAAGCGTTTATTGACTCCCGTGGTCGAGTATACCATAGAGGCTACTTAACTCCAACAGGAGGTGAGCTTGTTCGACCTTTCCTTAACTCTGGAAGAGCAGTTAACATGTCAGACGGAGCGTTAGATGAGCTAAAGGTTCAGCTTGGCGCTTTAATCGGACCTGGTACAGAAGCCCTCACACAAGCTGGTCGTCGAGAAATATTTAACAGAAATCGTGAAAAACTAGTAGAGCTAGGTGACCTTATTTCTTCTACTACTCAAAGAGATAGACGCCTTCGTGAGTTTCTTGAGCATCCTCTGATAAGAGGGCTTGAAGGCCCAGAAGTGCCTAAGATGGCTAGAATGGCTTTAGAGTACTCTCGAATTGACAAACACCTTAAGTCTGGAAAAACCTTAACTAGCTACAGAACAAAACTAATGATTGAAAATGACGCTAGTTCTTCTGGTGCTCAAATTATTGGTCTGTCTACTGGTGATAGGGCGGTTTCTCAAGCTTCTAACGTTTTGGCAACAAAACAAAAGAACAGACTGTATGACCTTGTTGCAATGGATACTGTTAACGACCCTGAGTTTCTAAAGATTCCTGCCTTAAGAAATGCAAAGTTAACTTGGGAAGACTTAGCAAAAGCTGCTAAAGCTCAGAACATGGTAAGCTTCTATGGTGCTGGCGATGCAACTAAGACTGCAAATGTTTCTGGTAAGTTTGCTAAGGTTCTTGAATCACAGGGCTTTATTACAGTAACTAAGGAAACACTTTCTGAGAACCTTCGTATTATTGATGGTAAGATTAAGGTTGCAGATAGACTCGGAGCTAGCTCTGTTTCGGCAGAACTTAAGTCTTTTAGGGATGAACTTGTTGAGATAATAAACAAAAATGAACCTGCTGGTAGAACCTTGTTAAAACAGGCGCAAGACATCCACCCAGATGTTGCTGACTTTGTCAATAAGCTAATGGACGCTAGACAGGGCATTATTGGCCCTAAAGAGTTTACTGAAATCTCAAGAATTATGTCTAGAAACCTAGCACAACGTGCTCCGGTCACTGATAACTTTATCAACTACTGGAAAGATGTTGCAAAGGTATTCGTTAACGATACTCAAAAGGTAGATATACCCTGGGTTACGTTTGACGGAAAAATTATGACACAAAGATATAGACCAAAGCTCCAAGAGCGTATTGAGTTTACGGACCCTGTAACAGGACGTAGAGTAGCAAATATCTATGAAGCTGCCGCAGAAGATGGCAAACTTCTTGGTAAAAGCTCGCTTAACGACGCTCGTATTGGACTAGGTGTTAACGGAAATCACAGTAACGACGCTGCAATTGTTCGACAATTCCACTTGTGGGGTTTGAAAAACAATGTCGAAACTGCGACTATTCACGATGCTTTCTTTACTAACATTGGTGAAGCAAGACGTGCAAAAGATGCTTTAAGGACCATCTATGCAGATGCTCTTGAAGGAGATACGATTAGGAAGACGCTGGCAGAAATGCGCAGACAAGGTCTTTCAAGGAAATCGTATAATGAGCTTTTAAACAAAGCTAAAGAACTGGGTCTAATTGACCCACCCGATAAGATAACAAGAAAAGACATACTCGCTCCAATCCTTGAAGGGGAAGACTGGTATGGAATTGGTCCATAGTTATTTGTAATAGCCCATGCGACTTACTACAATTAGAGTTTGTAACTCTGTATATTTAAAAAATCATAACTCAAGCTGTGCTTGAAAGGAAGAAATAATGAGTGAAGAAAATAAAGTAGTTGAAGAAGTAACTGCAAACGATGAGTTCAATGAGACTCAAGAACAAGAAACAGTTCAAGAGGAAGCTGTCACTGATAGTGAGGTAGATCCGATTGAACGTGAAGTCCAAGAAAGGCTCGCCAAAATGAAATCCAATATGGATCGCATGGCTGGTGAGCGCGACGAGGCTCTCAAAAAAGCCGCTGAAGTTGAACAAAAGCAAAAACAAGCTCATATTCAACGGCTGGAAGAAGAAGGTAAACTGCAAGAGGTTCTAGAGCTAAAGCTTGCTGAAGCTCAGGCTAAGCTAAAGGTTTTTGAAGAAGAAAACGTAAAGCTTAATCGGGACAGTGTAGTTAACTCCGTACTAGGGGGCCTTGACTTCCGTAACGAGCGTAGTCGCCAAATGGCCTATCGTGATATTGTCGAGCAACTCGTTCAGAATGATGATGGTCTTTGGGTTCATAAAACAGGAACAAACATTCAAGATTTTATTAAGTCTTACTCTAAGAGTGAAGACAATTCATTTCTATTCCGCATTAAAGCAAACACAGGTGCTGGTAAAACAAATGCCTCTGGCACCTCATCAATGGAACAAAAGAAGACTATTGGTGAAATGACAACAGAAGAAGTTCTTGCACTAGCGGCCAAAGGTCAGCTGGGTAATTACTCCTATTAATATATAATAGTTACCATAAGGAAATAAATCATGGCTATTACAAACACAGACTTTCAGAACGTAGCACTTGCAATCTCTGCTTATGCAGATGAGGCTTACACAACTGAGAAAAAGCTTAACTCCACTGGCATCGTTGGCCAGCGTGACGACATCAATGCAAACGGCGAGTCCTTTGTTGGTCAGTTCCGTTGGTACAAGCCACTCTCCGCAAACATCAACGTTCCATCGTTGTCGTCTGCAGCTGATGGCGCTTACACAGACATCGCAACTGACATTGCTAACTATGTTAAGACTGTTCGTACATTCGGTGCACAGCAGGTTAACTTGCAGGAAGTTGTTTCGAAGCAAGACGGTCTCTCCAAGATTGCTCGTGACTTCGCAAAAGTACGTGGCGACGACGAGGGTAATGCACTCTTGAACGTTCTCAAAGGTGTTGCTGCTCACGAGGTTGCCCTCGGTGACGCTGGTGGTACAGGTAACGGTGGTATCGTATCCTTCGATACAGACGTAGACGCTGCAAACACTGGCTTCTTCGTTGACATCAACGCTGCTGGCGAGTTCGGTGCTGCTGCAACAGGTTCTTCCGATGCACGTCGCCTCTTTGACTCCTCCGCTATTGGTGCGGCTCGTGGTGAGCGTCTCTTCAAAGCTGTTGGTATGGCTTACAAAGACATGGAACCAGACTTCATGTACTTGGCAACTTCCCCAGAAGTTATGGCTGAAATGCGTGCAGCTAACTTGGTTGACCAAACTCGTGTACAAGACGGCAACCTTGAGTTTGACACAGTCTTCGGTGGTAAGTTCCGCCTGATCATGACTCGTGCAAGCCAGACAATCACACCTGCATCGGGCGACCTGAACGCTACTTCTGCTAAGTGTTCTTTCGTATTGAAGCCAGGTTCGGTTTCCTTCGCACCAGTATCCACTCCAACTCCTGTTGAAGTTGATCGTAATGCAGCCTCCTACACAGGTGGCGGCTCGACAAACATCTGGTACCGTTATGGCTTCATCATGCACCCAATGGGTTATGACTGGGCTGGCGCAACCAATGCTTTCGCAACTAACGGTGCGTATGCAACTGCTGGCTCTTGGAACCGTAAAATGGATTCATTGAACTTGGGCATCCTGCCTATCTACCACTCATAATAAGACTAGGAGGAGCTAATGGCTTTAGTTCTTAATACTAATAGTTATGTGG